TTCCCTTATTCAAAGCTGCAAATCCTGATAAAGGAGGCAATATTAAAGAAAGTACTATAAGGATGAAAAAATTCTTTGCTCATAATCCTGAAATCAGAAAAGACGATGTTTTAAAAGCAACAAAGTTTTACATCTTTAACACTGACAACAGGTATCTAAAAGACCCTCATTATTTCATAGAAAAAGGTGTAGGAACAAGCAAGACTTCTGGATTATTGGATTGGATTGAAAGATATCAAGAGTATGAAAATTCTACACAAACTGGTACAGGAACATCATTAAATCAAATAATCCAAACTTAATATGAATTTTATTGAAGAGTTTAAAAAAGGGCAAAGTGGTAGTAATAAAGGACTTCCTTTAGGACCAGGATTAAGTGCTGTGACTCAAGCTATTAATGGGACTGCAATGGGGAGATATGTGATAATAGCATCTCCTCCTAAAGTAGGAAAGACAACTTATGTTAATTACAGCTATGTAGCAAGTCCTTATATATATGCTTTAGAAAACAACATAGAAATCGAATGGATATACTATTCTTTAGAAATGACAAGATTAGACCAAGAGTTTAATTTTGCTGTTTACTTTCTTTTTTATGACTTTGGTATAACAGAAGTGGAGCTTCCTCCTGGAGTTCTTAAGAGAGGTTGCTCAAAAGTCGCTTTAAGTGTCGATTATTTACGTGGTAGGTTAATGGATGACAATTATGAAGTAATCAAAGTTAATGCAGACATTTTTGAAAAACTTAAAATTGTTTACACCACTAGAATTATTCCACTATTTGGAGAATTCTCTAAAGAAGGTGTGCAAATCAAAGAAGGACTTATAACTGTTATTGAGAATAGTAACAATCCTACAGGGACTTACAAAGAATTGTTACATTTTGCAGAAAGAAGAGGTGTTCTACACAAGAAGAAGTATGGAGAGGGGGAAAGACTAGTTGGATATACTCCTACTAACCCTGACAAGTATGTTATTGTAATACAAGACCATATGAGAAAAGTTGTTTTAGAAAGAGGGTATGATGAAAGAACCACAATAAACAAACTTTCTGAGTATTTTGTGATGTTGCGAAACTTATTGAATTGGACTTTTGTAGGGATAATACACTTAAATCGTAGTTTAAATGACTTAGACAGATTTAAACAATTTGGAGACAAGTTGTTTCCTGATAGTGATATGATTAAATCTAGTGGGTCTTTAAGTGAAGATGCAGACTATGTTTTTACTCTATTTAATCCTAATGATGAAAGATACAATCTGAAGAAACACTTTGGAATTGAGATAAAAGATATGTATAACAATCTTTTATATCCAAACTATAGGTCTATACATTTAGTTGAAAGTAGACATTGTGCCTATCCTCAGCACTTTGCTGTGAATATGATAGGAAGTTATAAAAATTTTGAAAATTTTAAAGAAATCAAAAAATGACAAAAATAAGAAGTATTTGTGTGGATACCCTAACAGGTATTCAAAATGAAGAGTACATGCGAGACAAGAAAAAGGCAGGACACGATAAGTGGAAAGACTATGGTCAAGACATTTATATTTTTATGGGAGACCTGCAAAGACTTGGGTTTGAGCTAATTCTGATACTCGGTGAACCTGGAACTGGAAAGTCTTCAGGTATGAGAACCCTTTTGCCTAATACCAATATTTGGTATAATGCTGACAATAAAAATCCTGTGTGGACAGGAGGTATTAAAGAGTATGGAAAAAAGAATAATCCAAGACCTAATTTTCATTTGATACCTACAACGTATGCAGAAATTATTGGGCATATAAATGGAGGTCTTCAGGCAGGAGCTTTTGAGAATGATAGATATGCTTTTATTACAGGGCATATAGAGACTTTTAAATCTGGCAATGAAACAATGCAAAGATTAAAAGTTTTAGGGAATCTGGCTACAAAAATGCAGTTAGAAGGAAAATTGGAAACAGTTTTATATTCTGGGGTAGAAAAAAGTGGCAGCGATATTGTGTACTTTCTAGAGACTCAAAATAATGGGTTCAATACTGCAAGAAGCCCTATGGGACTTTTTGAACCTAAAATTAATAATGATTATCAATTTATTTTAGAAAAACTTATGTCAAACCAATAAAATTATTATCTTTGTATGGAAGAAAATTTAAAAAAAGAAATAAAAGTCTCTGAGGTTTTACAACTACTTCAAGAAGGTTATACAAGAGACCAAATTGCTGTAAAGTATGGAATTTCTCAAAAAGAGCTTAAATACTTATTTCAACATCCTAAACTAAAAGGTAAGAAGACTATAAAAGGAATTGGAATAGCTATAGTAGATGACTTGGAAGAGATGTCAGAAATGCCAGAAGCATCAGAAGCATGGGAAGAAGAAAATTCTGAAGAAAATTTTCCGATATCAAACATAGAAACCCCTGCTTCGTTTGAACAAACAGAAATTTCAAGAGTTGCAGTAGAAAATGCTGTAGAAACTATGGATACCATAGAACTTAGTAATTAATTTTTAATATTTATATTTATGAACATTTTTGGAACAGTTGTGTCAGACTCAGAAGAGAGTTTGCAATCAAAATCAGGTGGTAAATTTGGATTAAACAAAGGCTTTATTACGCATATTGCTTTTAACCCTAATGGAGGAAAAGACAATGCTCCTTTAAACACTTTTGAAGTAAGTGTAAAAGTTGGAGATAGAGACTATCGAATTAAACTCTTTGAAATCACTGATAGTGTATATTCAGGAGGGAATAAGATAGGTACAACACACCCAGACTTTGAAGCTGCAAAAGAGCTAGAAGTAAAACAACAATTAGCTACAATTACGCATTTTATAAAAGCTTTAGGAGTGACTGAAGATGCTATGAAAAATGCTGTTGCAGCAGCTAAACCTACAAATTTCTCTCAATGGGTAGCAACAGTTTGTTCTTTAGTGGGAACTAAAGAGCAATATTCTACAAAACCTGTAGATGTATTTTTACAATGGCAATATCAAATTTCTGAAAATCAAAAACAGACATTTTTAGAATTGCCTAAAAACATGAAAGGAAAGTATTTTATTGTTCCTGCACAACCTGGCACTTGGACAGAAAAAACCACTGAAGATGGTGGGCTACAATTTGTAAATGAGCAAGGAGTAGTACATCCTATTGAAAAATCTCCAAGTTACATGGAATCAAATTGGGCAAAACAACAAAAAGTTGGAGAGCAAAATGGTACTCCGACTTATGGAGCATTTACTCCTCCTGCACAAACAGCCCAAACTTCTACTTGGACAAATTAAAAGAAGAGTTTAAATGGATTATAGTCAAGATTTCACTATTCCTTTTGATTTAACTTTAGAAAATATCTTAACTGTAACAACACAGGAAGAGATATTTTCTCTAGTTTTTGGATACCTCCCTTCAGAATATACTTATACAACTTCTCCTTTTAGAGAAGATAAGACTCCTGGATGTTGGTTTGAGTATAACCATCTTGGACAGTTGAGGTTTAAAGACTATGCAAACAGCCAAACTTTTCAACATATTTCTTTAAGAAGTATAGATTGTATAGATGCAGTTCGAGTTTACTACAGATTTAGAACTTTAAAAGAGACTTTGTTTTTTATCTATAAAAATTTAATCCACAATAAAAATTTAGAAATTTCAAGTTTAAAAGATAACCTTAATATAAATCATTGCTCTCATCAAAATGTGATTAATAAAAAGAAATTTCAAATTTTTTGTGAAACAAGATTTTTTACAGAAAAAGATAAAATTTTCTGGACACAGTTTGGAATCTCTAGTGATAATTTAAGAGAAGATAAGGTCTTTGCTATAAGTAATGCAGATTTACTAAACACAAGAAGTGGGAACATAAAAGTCTTTTATAAAGATATTGCTTATGTTTACACAGATTTTGAAAATGGTAAAAAGAAAATCTACGAACCTAATAACAAAGATAAAAAATTTATAACAAATTGTGATGAAAATGATGTAGGAGGTATTAGATTTTTACCTGGCACTGGAACTCACCTAATCATTACTAAATCTTATAAAGATTATCGTCTTTTAAAAAACTTGGGCTTCATAGTTTGTTGGTTTCAAAATGAGGGAATGTTTCCAAGAATAGAAGTCTTACAAGATTTCTGTTCTAGGTTTGAGGACATTATAGTATTTTTTGATAATGATAAAGCTGGAGAAAAAGCTGGAATAGAATTGACCAGATTAATTGAAACAATAGCTCCAAATAAAGTAGTCATAAATACTATGATACCTCATCCTCAATTTAAAGACCCTTCAGATTATCGAAAAAGTAGAGGAAAAGATTCTTTACTAAAACTCTTACATTTATTAAATTTATTGAAATATGCTAACAATACCTACAAATCAAGTTCATGAGTCATGGTATCCTACTCTCCATAATATTACTTCTGAAGAGTTCTTAGAATACAGTTCTGAGATTTGGTCTCGAAGTAATGTTACATACCCTGCTACAAAAGACGTTTTAAATGTCTTTAGAATGCCTTTACAAGAAATAAGACTTGTTATTTTTTGTGACACTCCATTTGCCTTTCCTTATTTGTGTCAAGGTTTAGGGTTTTATACCTCAACAAAAGAAATTCCTGTTCCCCTACAAAATTTTTATAAAATTTTAAAAGAAGGACAAGAAACTGTATTAGGATGTCATTCTTGGGAAGAACAAGGAATTTTTCTTTTAAGCTCAAGTCTCACAGCATCTCAAGATGCTGAGATTTTTACTCATTGCAGTCTTTGGGAAAACTTTATTAAAAGTGTTATTAAGTACATAAGTGTTTTCAATCCTTGTACTTGGCTTTTTCTAGGGAATTTTAAAAATTATAGAAATAGCATAGCCAATCCTTTAAATCTAAATCAATATTTAGAAGTAGAGGATATGCAACAAATACCTAAAGACGACATTATAAACTATGTGTTTACAAGTAAAAATCCTGCGTACAAAAATTTTATTCCTTACAGAGGAATAGAACTTTTGAAATATACAATTAAAACAAAAACAAAAACAATTATTAACTTTTAAATTTTATATTATGTCTACAACAAGAAAAATTAAAATTTGGTCTACAGAAGGTGAAAATGGTCGTGTTATTGAAACAGATTTAGCAACTTGGGGAGACCTCAAAGAACTTCTTATGACTGAAGGTTACAACATCCCTGCTCTACATGCAACAGAATCTATTACAAGAACAGATTTAGTGAATGATATGGCAGCGTTACCTTCCCAAAATTTCAACTTATTTTTGAGACCAAAAGAAACAAAATCTGGGAGCAGCAATAAAGCTGTAGTCCAAGCCCTTTCTTACAAAGAGTTAAGACAACAGGTTGCTAATCTTAAAAGCCTCCTTCCTGTAAGTGATTTCAAAAAAATCTTTGGAAACTATACTATAGACACAAGAAGAGCATTAGAGCAAAAAGTTCTTAAAGGATTGAATGAGTATGAGAAAAGTCTCGCTTCTAAAACTACTTCTTCTGCTTCTGTAAAGAAAAGTTCTGAAAAAGTTGTTAAAAAAGCAAAACCAGTAGCAAAGACAACGATTAAAAATACAACTACAATCTCTTTAAATATTGTCGACAAACTTAAAAATTGTTTAACAACCCTGAAATCTGCTTCAGCTTCAGCTCTATCAGAAGCAATATCTATTTTAGAAAATTTAGATGAAGAAGAATGGAACTCAGTAAAAGAAGAATGGAAACAAATTAAAAAAGGTTTCTAAAGAATATCTTAATTTAATCCATAAAAGGCTGTATCTTCATTGATACAGCCTTTTTTAATACTACTAACTATGAAACTTGACACTACAATAAAATATCTAGAGGCTGCTAATTTCAAAGGTTATTTTAGAAGCCCTAAAAAAATTTATAAAATCTTTAAAAAAATATTCCCATTTTTTAATTCTATAGAAAATGCTAAAAACTTTCATGATTTTTTAATCTTCTACGATAAAATCATTCCAGTTTTAAATGCATATCATCCAGAGAATTGGGATTGCCAATTAAACACAAGAACTATAGACGAGAATTTAGAGGAAACAGAAACATCAGACACTTATCTAGAATTACACTTTTTTATCCTTTTCCCTAAAGTAGAAATAAAAAACTCTTTCCAAATGTCTCATAATATAAAAGACTTAGTAGTAAAATTTAAGTTTATTATAGGAATCATACAAAGAGAACCTTCAGGGGATTACTGCTTTCTTGCCCCACACTACTTTTTTAGTGATAGCCTTCAAGGAACTAGATTAAGTGTGTATGATGTTGAGTATTTAGAAAATTATTTACACAGTCATTTACCAAGTCTTGAGACAGACTATTTGTTTAATGGCACTTCTATTAATTGGACTTCAGCTTTTCGAAATTTTTGTCTTGGAAGCTCAAATGTAGGAATTAATTTAAGTATGTGCTATGACAAAGATTCTTCCAATCCAGAATTGTCTACAGAAAAGTTTGAGTATTTTTTAAATTGTCTGCAAACGTATGTTTCTTATGAATCTTTAAAAGGAAGACCGTTTAAATATATAGATAGGATAGGATTATTTAAGAAAACTTCAGTCTCGTTTTCAAATTCTAGTGCTATAGCTGATACAGTTGGCTTTTTTCATGAACTTTTTGAAAAATTCTCTGAAGAAGAAGTAGAAAGTCTATTCAGTACTCTAGAAGTAGAAGATATTGATGGTATTCCTAAATATCTTTTAACTAAAGAATTTACAAAAACATTAAAACAGTTTGCAGGAAATTTGTCTAAGCCTAAACTTGAATCTTTATTGCCTTATATGGGGCAATATGATGAAGACTATAATTTTCAAATCATAAAAATTGCCAACAACAAAATTCAAAAAGCCTCATCACAAGGAGGAATCTTGTCTTTTAGAGGACAATATAAAAAAGTCCAACTACTCCGAACAAATAAAAAACTGTATGAAGATTTTCTAGCCAATTTTAATTATGAATTCAGAAAAGAAATCCTACAATTTATCTTAGATTACTTAACTCTTAACACTTTAGATTATGTTACCAGCACAAACACAACCCCAGACTTCCCTTTTTAATATGACAGAAAAAATTCCTTTAACAATACCTCTAGCTTTTGTACAAAAGGTTCAATATCTATGTAATAAAATTTCTACTTTAGAATGGTCAGGAGTTTTGTTTTATACCACAAAGGGAGATTTTGAAAGACCTGAAACTTTTTCAATAGAAGTAGTAGATATTTTACCTTTAGACAAAGGTACAGGAGCTTTTACTAGTTATCAGACAGATAGCAGATTCATTAATCATTTAATGGATAATCCAGAAAAAATGGAACTAAAAATTGGACATATTCATTCTCATAACACTATGGCTACTTTTTTTAGTGGTACAGACATCAGTGAGCTTTTGGATAATAGCCCAGCCCATAACTATTACTTAAGTCTTATCACAAATAACAATTTAGATTTTACAGCTAAAGTTGTAGCAGCTTCAAAAGAAGCCACAAGCGAGATAGAAGTACAAAAAACTTTTAAAAAAGATGGTGGAGAAAGTTTTAAAATAGCTTTTAAAAAGAATATCGAAAAAACTTATATCTGTTATGATTGTGAAATACTTGCTGAAACTCCTGAGATAAAAGTCGAAACATGGTTTGCTGAAGCTGTAGAAGAAATTTGTAAACCTAAAGTTTTCACTTCTCCTACCTATGGAGGGCAATATCCAAGTTATGGAAAACATGAGTATCCAGGTTATTTCAAGAAAGATTTAGATACACAAAAAAGCTTTGATTTTTCAAGCCCCTCTAGCAAAAGTAAAAATCCAATGGATTTTAAATATGATAAAGTTCTCACAAGCAGAAAAGATACTTTCGGAGAAGATGTTGAAGTAGACACTCCTGAAATAGAGACTTTTTTAATGAAACTATTTGCAGATGTCTTTAAGGTGAAACTAAATCCTGATGAAGATGATTTATATACAGTTTTAATGTTTATAGAAGATTCTTACACGATACAAGAGTCTTTGCCAGATGATATAGAAATAGCTGAGCAAATTCTGAGTAACTTTGAAAGAGTGGCTATAAAAACTAAATTCAACAAAATTTATGGCAGTGTTTCAACACTATTACAATCTTCTATTGAAGAGTTGAATTCATACTTCTTATCAGATTACCCTTGGCTATATACCACTGTAAAAGTTTTAACAAATGCTAACCTTTAAAAATTTTAAAAATGAATGATATAAGAACAAGATTTCAAGCAGCTCCTTGGTTTAAAGACAATTTTACCACAGAAAATGTTTCTTGCATTATAGGTGGAGCAGGAGGAATAGGCTCATGGTTAAGTGTTTTTTTAGCTCGAATAGGTATTCCTATTACTATATTTGATGATGATGTCTTAGAAATTCACAATTTTGGAGGGCAATGTTTTACAAGACCATTTTTAGGAATGCAAAAGGTCAGAGCTTTGAGAAATTTAGTAGATGATTTTACCGCAGGAGACAGAGCCAGATTTTCAATCTGCACTGACAGAATTTCTGAAGGGACTTATCTCCCTCCTAATTACATTTACATATCCGCTTTTGATAACATGACAGCAAGAAAAAATATGTTTTCGATATGGTGTGAAAAAGTTGACCAGGCAGAAGAAGAAGATAAGAGTAAATATCTGTTTGTAGATGGTAGACTTCTTAGTGAACAATTACAAATCTATTGTGTAAACCACACAAACATGACAAGATATGGAGAACAATGCCTTCCTTCAGATGAAAGTATCCCAGATGCTGTTTGTACTTTAAAACAAACTTCTCATGTTGCAGCTATAATAGGAGGATTAATGACAAGTTTCATAACAAATCACTTAACAAACATGTTCCAAGGTGCAGGTACTCGTTTTGTTCCTTTTTATTATGAAATGTATTTACCATTAGTTTTAACTAATCTTGAATAATTATGGAAGATATTACTATAACAGAAGTAAAACAACTTGGAGATTTGCATTTTAAAACCTCTCATAGGATGTACCTTCCATATTCTGTCTATCAATATAAAGGAACTCCTGTGTCAAAACTTTCTTCTTATTCTCCAGAGGTAATTAAAGGGCAAATAATCGCAAATTTAACATTTAATAAGATACATGTGCAAAGTTCTACTTTAAATACTTCTCAGTGGGAACAATTTTTGAGAGCATTTTGGAGAGAAGTTCAACAATTTTCTAGAATGGTAGAATCTTTATACAGATTTAAAAAAGGAGGTAGATGGGCATATTTAGTTCGTGTTGAAAATATCCTTTATTTAGTACAAACAACAGGAGATTTTAATCGCCCTTTTTTAGAGATTGAAAATCTCGTTCCTTTAGTTGGATATTTTTATCGGGATTTTGAAGGGACAAGAGCAGTGCATTGTATTTTAAATAAACGATTAATGCTAGAGGATGCTTACTTTAAAAAGAGATTTTTAGAAGCAGAAGCAAATTCCGATGTCACTACAGTACTTGAAGATTTGCCACATTTTCTTTCTAAATTTAAAAATGCAAGCATAGAGTACCCTGGAGATAAAAACTATCTTATTAAACAAACCCTTATTAAAATAAAACAAAAATTATGATTAGAGCAAGTAGTGTAGGTGCAATATGCACAGAAAGAATAGTCTTAGATGAAAAAGAGATAGAAGATGCAATATCAGAGCTTAAAAGTAAAGCAGAAGCAAAGAAAGAAACTTTCGACACTTCTCCAGAAAAAATAATGGAAGAGAGCATAAGGCTCTCTTCTGTTACAGGCTTGAGTATTGTTTCTAAAAATGTCATCAAACTATTAGAGAAACAAAAACAGGCAAAAGAAGACCCTTTGCCTTTAGGGGCTAAGACTCATTTGGAAAAGTTATGGTTAGAAAATAACCACTATTTTACAGATATCTCTTTATCAGAGGGAGCTATACCTATCCTTAAAGGTAAAATACAAGAAGAGGCTGCAATTACTCTCTTACATCTTACTCATTTTCACAATTTCACTCCTTTTATTAAAAATACACAAAGAATTAGTAAAGGTTTTTTAACAGGAGAGTGCGATGTTGCTCTCCCTCAAAGTATTGTAGATATTAAAGTGCCAGAAAATTGGGTATCTTTTAGAAGTAAAGATGGAATTCCTTCAGAATATTTTTGGCAGTTAGTAGCTTATTGTTATCTTTACGATAAAAAAGAAGCTTGCTTAGCCTATGTGTTAATGGAAGACCCACAAGAAGTTGTAGATATAGTTCTAAAATGGAAAGGGGAAGAACAAAAAGAAAAATACTTTAAGATGCAAGAAAGTATTACAAAACTCCATCCTATACAAAGGATTAAACTCTTCTTCATTGATGAACCTACTGTAGCAGATAGTATCCCTTTTCTTCTTAAAAGACTAGAAAAAGCTGAGCAATATTACAACCAGCTTACTTATGAACAATGTATGAAACTTTAAAAATGGAAATAAAAATTGGAAAATACTATGTTAATAAGACTTGGAGATTTTTACTTCCTTGTCTTAAGACTTTTGGAGAAGAGTTTGTTGAAAAATACAATAAAGTATTTAAGCTTGCAGCAGGTATCCATGATACCCTTCTTGATGGTTCTATCTATGAAGGAGATAGTGTTTTATATGTTCTTTTTGATAAAAAATATAATGAGAAAGGATTTAAAGACTTTTTAGTATGGCTTAAATATCAATCTTATTATATCAGTGATTATCTATATGGTCCAGATTTAGACACAAGGTATCACATGATTATGTTTCGTCTACATGAAAGTTATGATATAAGTTATCAAAACTTCCTTTTAGGAAAATATAGTTGTATGTATTCCTCTGAACAAATTGAAAATTTATTTAATCCTGAGACTAAATATACTGAAATTGCAGTGTTAAAAAAAGAATGTTCTGCTATTCCATATTTTATAGATAAGATAAATACAGAATTTAACTTAAAATTAACTCCAAAAGACTATAAAGAAGGAGAATTAGAACTTCCTCTAAAAATAGAGGAAGAAGTGTTTAATTCTACAAAATACTCTAAAGTCTTTTTTGACAGCGAAGACAGGTCTTGGCTAAAAACAAAGAGCATGTAGGTAAATCTTACATGTTCTTTTTTAAATTAAAATTTAAAAATATACTATTATGATGAAAATAAATGAAGTGGAGCTTGCTTCTGATTTAGCTCATGCAAAGCTCATAGAATTTGCAGAACAGAATTTAGGTATTCAAGATGAAAATGATTTATATGAATATCATCCTGAAGAAGATGAGAGGAGATATAAAGAAGACATGCAAGACCTTTTTAATCAATTTTATGATATTTATTATGAAATGATTACTAATACCGAAGGGGCATGAAACTGATAGGAATAAGCGGTAAGGCAGGAGCAGGAAAAGATGAGGTGGCAAAAATGTTACAACATCTACTGCACAGACCTGATGTGAGTTACGAAACTTTTAAAACTTTGATTCATTATAGAGAGTATCAAATTAAGAAGTTTGCTGACAAACTTAAAGATATTGTTTGTCTTATTTTAAATTGTACTCGTGAACAACTCGAAGATAGACAGTTTAAAGAAACTCCTTTAGGTGTAGAGTGGCGTGTATTTAAACACACTTTGAATAATTCTATAATATCCCCACGAGAAATGTCTATTCAACATGGTCTACACAATGGTCTTAGAAATTGTTTTTATGAACAAATAGATTTGACTCCAAGACTTTTATTACAACTTCTTGGAACAGAGTGTGGAAGACAGATTATTCATCCTAATATTTGGGTAAATTCTTTGTTTGCCGATTTTACAGTAGATTCTAAATGGATAATATCTGATTTAAGATTCCCTAATGAATTTGATGCAATAAAAGAAAGAGGGGGGATTATTTTTAGAGTTAATCGCAAAGGTTTCGAGAATACAGGAAATCATGAATCTGAGACAGCTTTAGACAATCATGTATTCGATTATATCATAGAAAATAATAGCTCTTTAGAACAGCTTAAAAGAGATATGAGAGAATTGTTAAATGTTGTAAATTTAAAAAATCATGAAAATAAAACATAAGTTTAACAAAGATAAATTATGGTTCACAGCCGACAACCATTTCTTTCATGAAAACATAATAAAATTTTGTGAAAGACCTTTTAAAAATGTAGAGGATATGAATCAAAAACTTATCCAAAATTGGAATACTGTTGTTGCAAAAGACTCTGATGTTATTATTGCAGGAGATTTTATACATTCAGGAAGAGTTGAAAACATTCAAAACATTTTAAATTCTTTAAATGGAAATAAATGGCTTGTCTACGGAAATCATTGTTATCAAAACAAATTTGAAAGACCTATCGTGCAAGCTCTGTTTGATGGAAGATGCTATGATGCAATGGATTTTCAAGTGTTAGATGAAGATTTTGAAGATAAGTTTGTAAAATTTCATATAACACATTATCCATGTGAAGCTTGGACACGAGGTGCAATTCACTTACATGGGCATATTCATTCAGGTCCAAGAGCAAAAGGGACAGAAGTCTTACTTAAAAAAAGTATGAGATATGATGTTGGAGTTGATAACAATAATTATTTTCCTATATCATATCAAGAACTTATGGTAGTGATAACAAAACAATGCTTAAATTATAAATTATGATAGTAGATAATTTTGAACAAATCTGTATAAGTTCTTAAAAGAAAACGGATGATTTTAGAAAAAGTTTATAATACATTAATAACGAATAATATGGAAAATAAATATTACACACCTGAAATAGAAGAATTCTGTGAAGGGTTTCAATATGAGAAAAGAGTAAACACTATCGGGGAAAAAGTTGAAGCTTATTTTGCTGTCGATGGTAAAATAGTTATAGTTCCTGATTATGTTTGTACTGAAGAAGATTGGGCTGATAAAGAGTTTTCTTTGTCTAATTCTAAAGAACAAGATATTGAAAAACTGCTTGAAGAGGGTAGACTTAGGGTCGAATACCTTGATAGAGAAGATATAGAGTCTTTAGGGTTCATTTATATTAAATCACAACCAGGATTAACTGAAGATTATTTTGAACTTATAAGTACTGAATGGTGCATGGACTATGATTATTCTACGCAGTATTGTAGAATCTTTATAAATAGTGATGGTGATTCTACATTCTTTGCAGGTACTATCAAAAACAAGTCCGAATTAAAAAGAATTTTAAAAATGTTAAACATATTGGAATGAGCAAAGATAAAATAGGTTACATAGATTATAAGTCCACTATATGGGCAAGGCTTCATTTGGAAGCAGAGGATTCTAAATACACTCTTAAAGATG